TTTCATTCCTGCTGTTTCAACAATATTATTCCACAAAGGGAATACCACTTCAGGAGAGTCATAGGACAATTCATCATTATCCTGTAACGCCTGCCAATTTACTTTTTCCACATACTTTTTAGCGTGGAGATACATATCCAAACCCATTTTATTGAGCCTCCTCTACAACATCGACAACATCAAACACATCAAACTTTGCTAATTCGTTTTCAGGCAAATTTAGAAAAGTTTTATTTAGAGCAAATACAGCAGATAAATCTGAGTCTGCTTCAGTAACAAAACTAATTAGAACATTTTTTTTCATTAGTTATCCTTTCTTTATTTTCAGGCTTCCAGCCTATCATTTTCTACTGACATTTTCAATCCGACACGCCGAAAAATCTGTGGGGAAATTCACACTGTAACGTAATTCACATTGTGGATAAACCTGTGGAAAACCCCCTAGGCGATTTTAGTTGAAAGTTCAAGCATTTTTAGCAGCGCACACAAAACACTTTAGATCTGCGATAAAAATTCTACCGCAGATTTCGCATTTACTAAATTTAGTTTTCTTTCGTGGCATTTCTAATTATAAAATAAATTGAAAGCACTAAACCAATTTGAACAAGTGTAGTTAGAATTCTCATCATACGGGAATTAGTCCTATCTCATCAACACCGCAAGCAGTTTCAAATTTTGCTTTGTCGAACATTTCGTTTTTAGTTGAGAAATAAACTGCGAAACTTTCCACGAGGTCTTCATAGACCTGTGGGTGAATTTCATCTTTGACATCATTTAGAATTGAGGCGATAGCCTTGAAGTGTGATTTTGTTAGTGACATTATTTATTTTCCTCATCTAATAGAATGAAAGCAGTTGAGCCACCTTCGTTGATTTTTTCTAATTCATTTACTAATTCTGTATGAGTTAGAATTGAAGCATCACCTAACAAGTCTGTAATTGCTTGAAGATTCATTTGAGTAAATACGCCTGCGGGAAGCATAGCGATTTGATTTGCCATTGGTGAATTGTTATATACTCTTGAAATAAATTTTACACCTTGAGCGGTAAATGGGTAATCTGTATAAGTTGTTGTAGTCATTAGTTATTGCCTTTCTTAGTTGTTGATACAATTTTAGCGATTTTCTCTGAGTTTGTCAATTGTTGCGCTTTGCGCTGTGCTTCAATATAAGCCTTGAATTCATCAAGTTTCATTAAACGGATAGCGTAGGCTTCATAGCCATCAAGCCAAATATCCTCACGCTTTTCTGCGAAGTTGATTTCGCCAAATTGGTATTTTCTCGCAATAGAGCGAGGGTAGTAAGTTTGACCTACAAGCAGGTCCTCAATTGAATAAGTTTTCATAGTTTTTACCTTTCTTTATGTATCCTATTATTTCATATTTAGGCGTAGAAATCAAATCGACACGCCGTTAGTTTTTGTGATTTATCTCTCAGCCTGTTTTAGTAGGTAGGCATTATTGAGAGGGCGTGGATTATTAGAGAATAAACTCTCAACCACGGCTTTATCCTTTATCGCTTGGATTTTGCGTTGCTCTTGTTGAGCCTTTAGTATTCTATCAAATGTAGTCATTTTTCGACCTTTCTTTATAATTTTATTATTTCATACTTTTGTAAAAATGTCAATTCGACACGCCGTAGCGTGGGTGTGATTTACCTCACACAGGGAGAATATCTGAGCCATAGTAGCCTACGGCAGACACGATATTCATCACGCCTTTATAGTCTTTACAGGATACGCATACACGATCCCACCCGTCCATAGTGCGTGAGCAAAATACGCAGATATTATCGGTAAGGCAGAAGCCTAATTTTTCAATTTCGTTTAGTGTAGTCATTTTTTGACCTACCTTTCATTTTGTTATACTGGTATCCTATCAGGGGGGACTGACAAATTAGCCTGTTTTTCGGGCGTGTCGGGAAACTATTTTTGTGACCTTAGACACATAACTTATACACAGCCTGTGGATAACCCCCTAGGTTGCCTAGGAAAATCGGACATTTAGGACATGTGATACAGAACACAAAATATTTTTTATTTTATCGGCGTGTCGTGTTGACTTTGTCAGTGTTCTATGTTATTATTCTCCTATAAAGAAAGGTTAGTTATGAGTAAGAAAAATTGTATGTTGTGTGGTCAGACCACTTATGTCTCTAAGCGCAGTATCCCTGCGATATGTCCGAATTGTTGTCTCTAAGCGCAGTATCCCTGCGATATGTCCGAATTGTATAGATTCGCTAAATAGTGTGAGATAAATCACACGGGGGACACCACAGACACCCCCCAAAATGTCAGTGGCAGGGTATAGAATAACAGTATTAGAAAAAAGAAAGGTTAGGTGGCAAATATGCTAAACCTAAGTTATACAGCACAGAAAGAGGATACTCTCGTTTCTGTATCAAATCGCCTCATGGTTAGTGAGCGTCAAATAAATGACCTATTAGATACTCTTGTATCAAGTGGTTATGATATTCTCTCAACAGAGATTACAGACGGAGATTATTCTCCACATTGGCAAGGTTAGTCCTTGTCAGTGCCCCCTGATAGAATTACATCAACAAAAAAGAAAAGGATAAATAAATGATAAACTCAGTTCAGACAATAGATTGCGATACATGCTCAGGCAGAGGGCACATCTTTTATGGTGATAACGAGGATTACGCCATTGAGCCTTGCGAGTGCGTGTTATAGTACTAACAACAGTTAGCGGAGAGTCTAAGACTATTCCGTTTTACAATAAACAAGCAGTAGAAAACTTTATAGGTTTCTTTCCAGCACAGTTGCCAAAAGGTGTTGCGGTTTGTATTGACGCACCACTTATCGGAATTCACAACGGGTGGATTGTCGGAAAAAAGCAGGTAGCGGAACAACTTATTGACTAAGTAGCGGATCTATAAATAAAAGAAGTGGTGGGCTATGTGCTCACTATTTTTTTTGCTTTTTTATTATTATTTCCCGTATCATACATTTCAGCAAAAAATTCAGATTTTTGGTATAATGAAACTATGAAATATGCCATAGGTGGATTGCTAGTAATATTTTTGACATTAAACTATTTGGCATGGATGCAAGGTAGGGTATAATAAATCTATGATATTACATAAGCACATGCTAGTAAACGCAAAGGTGTCTAACCCCATCAGATCAGAAGATGAGGCGGTAGAGTTCTTAAAAGACCTAGTTCGCAGGGTAGATATGAAGATAATTAAAGGACCATTTGCATCATATGTAGACGCTCCTGGCAATAAAGGTTTGACAGCAATTGTTATGATTGAGACAAGCCACATAGCATTCCACATTTGGGACGAGGTAGATCCAGGCTTACTGCAATTCGATCTATACACCTGTGGTAACCTAGATAAGTTCACAGTACTTAATGCACTGAATGAAAGGTTTGACATCAAGGCTATTGACTGGGTTATCTATGACAGAGAAAATGGTTTCGTAGTAGAAGACATCTACATGTCAAAGGAACGCTAATGACAGAATCACAAAAAATTTCAGAAAACGACAATATGGGTCGTGAAAAGTTTTGGGAAGACTTAGGTAGACCAGAAAACGACGGTCTAGCACTCAAATTATTCAAAGACCAATGCTGTTCAGAGTGTTCTTGTAAAAATTAAAAACCTGTCGTATAATTGCCTCAAGGAGGTCATATATGACACTTAAATCTATATACGATATATCATTAGATTCTGCCGACGGGCAGCCCAACTTCCTAGAGCAATTTAGAGGAAAAGTAACCTTAGTTGTTAACACTACGGTTGGATGCGGTAACGCAAATCAGATGGAAGTTTTACAATGGCTACAAGATAAGTACGGTGGAGAGCACTTTCAGATAGTTGCTATTCCAACCAACGATTACTGTGGTCCTGGAATAACACATGGAAAATGGTCACAGGGAATTACTTGTGGAGCAGATTCAGCAAATTACGGAAAAGATGTTTACGGAACAACTTTTCAATTCTCACAAATGGTATCTTCAATTCCAGGTTCAGGCGTAAGCCAGCAGTTAGGAGTAGAGCCAGGACATAACGGACTTGGACAACCTTTTGGTGAACCACACGAGTTATATCTAGAAATCAGAAAGCACCAGATTGCTGCTAAAGAAAAAGTAAACAATACTGGAATGGATCACAGAGAAATGTTTAGAGATAAATACTTCTCCTGGTGGTTAAATCGTGGTTTCTATGATGGACTATACATGGGTGGAAACTTTGAAAAGTATCTTGTCGACAAGGATGGATATGTTGATAAGCATTTCCAATGCACAATTCTTAACTGGGATTCTGAAAAGACAGTAAAAGAAATGGCAGCAAAAGAAGGAAGATCAGATCAGATCGACATCGGCATGGGACGCTCTAAGAAGATATTTGAAGAAGAGTGGACAGTTGTATGTCAGAATATTGAAGAATTAATGATGGGACGCAAGTCTATTATTAATCCAGTAAATAACTTGGTTGCTCCTTCAGATGCTTCTAGCATTAAGGAACCATCACTTAGCATATAAAAGTAAAATACTCTAGCCTTGTTTTTTAGACATCGCTAGAGTATTTTTTTATATATATAAACGTTTTATTCTGCTACATAGTCGAGTGTACTACGATTAATAATACAGCCCAAATCGTTGATGGCAGCCTCTTGAGTTTCTGCTTCAACTACAATTACAATATTTAGATCACGAGGTAGAGCAGGTGCATCTATTTCTTTAAGATGCTCATTCCACTTTTCGTTATCTAGTTTAAAAGTATATTTAGACAAGTAAACCAGCCTCCTTTAGTTTTTCATATACGTTACTTAGGATAAAAGTTAGGCTTGGCTGGCTTTGTTGAATTTGTGACTCAACGTCAGCATCTGCCATACCAGACTTCTTACCTAATTCTCTATTGTCGTTATTCACGCTCTGAAGCATCATGTAAATTACTTCATCTTTTTCCATTTTTTCACCACTTTCCTATAGGACATTTTGCGCTTCTTAGTGTTGTCTTAAGTTTCATAAAACAACCACACTTCTTACATTTTACCATACGACGATTAAAGTGTTCGCACGTATTGCATATTTCAAGGCGGGACTCAATTAAATCTCTATCGCTTCTTGGTTGATTAGGATCAAACAAGTCACTAAACTTAACATCGTCTCCCATCTTTATATTCTATCACAAAACAATCAGCAATGCTATAATGAATAAATGAAAGAAACTACTACAGTATATTGGTCATCATTTACAGGTCAATCTAAATTAGAACAATGGCCCTTAAAAGATCCAGAGCCTGTGGTTAATTATTTTTTAGATAAAAATATATCAGAAGATCCTAAAACTAGTATATTTGGATGTCCTGCATCTGCAGCATTTTTTAAAAATCTATTTGTATTTAAATCAAACATAAGCGATAGATGCGACTGGCCCGAAGGATATCTTTCTGAAATTGTAAATAACAAATTAGGGAAAATAGATGGTTTTGATAATAAAATACAAATCAGTCAAGATCGAAAGTCAGCAATTGACGGGTATATAGATTTAATATATTCTATAAATTTTGTTATGTTTGCAGACAAGCCATTAAAAATACGAATATCATCTCCAAGTTATCCACCATCTGCTCCATCTAATAATGCTATGTTTACTAGTGGAGAATTTGATTTTGGTAGATGGTATAGGCCTGCTCCACTTAATTGGTTTGTGCCATCGGACAATACTGAGTTTGTCATTAATGAGGGAGATGGATTATTTTATGCTCAAGCCTTAACTGATGAAAGGGTAGTTTTTAAAAAATTTGTACCTAACGATCAAATTAGATTCTTAGCCTGGTTAATGGGACAAGAAGGGCGGGGACTTAAATTAGAATCCAGATATCAACTTGCCGAGGGTAAAAATATACAACAACAAATTCTTGATGAAATTAAAAAAACCATAATAGACTAACTACCAATCCATAACATCATAATAGGTAACCGAATACTCTCCACCAAACACTTCGGCATATGAGAAAATATCACACATATATTTCTTCATGGTCGTCAAACCAACTTTATCCGACATATACTTCAAACCATGTGTCAATGTTTCATGTGAAACCTTCTCTTGGACAAATGCCTCATTAAGGGTTTGTATATAACGTTCTTTGCCATATCTCTTGGATGTAAAGGATTGTATTGGATATACCGTCCGAAATTCCTCATCCACACCTTTGGCAATATCTGTGTTTTGGATCACATATTCTACTGCAGGACATTTCATCCTATCAGACCATGTTCGCATGTTATCGCTGTAAGATTCCATATTGCGTAGGGTGGAGTCAGCGTAGGCCATGCGTATTATTTCTGCTGCCGATGTTTCGATCTCTGTTGCGAACGCAATTAAAAATGCGGTTGCGAATGGAAACTTGTCGCTGTATTTTGTAATACCAAAGTGAACATTTGGGTTAAAACTTTTCGCCGACATATTATCATTTAATAAACGCATGTGATTGCCAACCGAAACATAATCTGGGTGATTCATGTCACAATCTACGAACAAACAATCTCTAGGACTAATTCCGCTTGCCAAACATAATATGTTCTTGTCATACGTGCCGACGATTTTAGAACCGTTATATCTATTTAGTAACTGAGCCGAAACGAAACCATCCATATCTGGCGAAATTATTAAATTTGTAGAATGCTCTAGTGTGTTAAGTATCTCAGTTTTCATTTTGTTAAAACTCCATGTTATAATTTTCCAGTCATGTCAATTGAATCCTGGGCAGCGCTAATAGTTTCAATATGTACCATTGTAGCATTTGCTGCTGGAAGCGTCAAGTGGTTAGTAAAACATTACTTTGCTGAAATTAAAGCAGAAATGAAACCTAATGGTGGCTCAAGTATGCGTGATGAAATTAAGCAAACAAAACTTGAAGTTAAAGAAATCAAAGATCGTCAAAATGAAGCAGATCAAATGCGAAGAGACATGGATAAAAAACTTGACCGCATGTATGAGATTTTAATTAATCACGTTGCTAATAATAGTAAATAATTTTTCCATATATAATATATAAATAATAAGTATCTCTTAGGGAAAGCCCCCCCTCCCCCCATAGATTTTTTGTTACATCTAGTGGTGGAAGAGAGACTGCATCTCTAGTGCAAAGCCCCTACAAACCCGATAACCACTATACCATAAAAACTTTTTTGATGTTTACATTAGAGAATTAATGCTTTCATTATCTAAATTAAGTATTTTTTTAAGGTAATCTCTATAACTCATTACATTGCCGTAATAGTCTATTTTTTCTACTTCAAAATCTGACATTCCAGTTTTATAACTTTTACCATGATTGCCAGCACTAAAAAATGGTTTGTAATTCTTCATTGCCTCGTTAACAAATATGGTATGTATGTCGATACTATTCATATGTATTTGTTCAGAAATATGCTTGCGTTGTAAATCAAAATTTTTATATTGACTTACAATTTCATCTATCATATTTTTTAAAGACTCAGACCTTCTCGGTGCCGCAAACATTGCATTATTTATGTGAAGACTATCGCCAGGGTTGTTATCGTATGGCTCAGTAATAAGAAAGTTATAGTTTTCATCTTGCATCATATAACTTAATGGTTTTTTACACCAAGAGTCCATATCTACGTATACCCCGCCAAACTCATGAACTACTGCAATTCTCCATATGTCAGCCTGAAACATATTCTTTTTTCTTCTATATATCTCTTGTAGTTCTGGGTATTTTTCTTTTATGAAGGTTTCCCTTTCATTATGATCCACATACCTGTGATCCCAGTCTGGGTTTGCCATTTTCCAACTTAGCATGCACTTTTTTAAATGTTCTGGAATATTCTCATATTCATAGTTGTGAGTTTGCCAAATTATTTTTGGAATCATAAGTGTATTATATACTGATTATGTCCGTTTTGTACCACTATGATATACTTTAATTGCTTACCCCTTGATCTGTCTCTCATACCCACCGATCCTGGGGTAAGTCCATATTTCATGGTATAATCTTGTATTATGGCTAATCTCTGTGCTCCCGAAATTTTTGGTGCTGATCCAGTAACCATTCAATGGAGAGTTATTCGTGGAGATACAGCAACATTAAGAGTAGAGTTTAAAGAAGATGATGAGGTTTCATCTTATAATACAGAAGGATGGATTTATCGTTGTACAGCGTATGATCAATCTGGCAATGTATTAGATGCTTTAGATTGCGAACCAGGCGAAGGATTTGTAGACATTACTGCTTATGCTTCAGTTACTAAAAACTGGGGAAGTGGTTATAAGGCTACCGTCTCAGAACTACCTTTCGATGTACAGGTAATTATTCCAGAAGAAATTGAAGATATTATTTGGACACCAGTTGTTGGAACAATTTATGTTATAGGTGACGTAACACCAGGAGGTACTTTATAATGGCAGTTATTAAGATTGTCCCTATGCCAGGTGCAAAGGGCGACAAAGGAGATCCTGGATTAACGGGTCCACAAGGTCCAGCAGGAGATACATATTTTGTTTTAACAGATATGCCTTCATCATCATTAGGCAAGGTTGGAGATAAGGCTGGATATATTGCTTATTCGTCAGATCATCTTTATTTTTGCATAGAAGATTACGAAGATGGAAATGTTCACATTTGGAAAAGAATTCCTTGGGAAAGTTCTATCTGGTAAAAGGAGAAAACAATGGCACAACACTCAATCGTAGCACTAACAAACTCGACACCAGTAAGACTTACTCCAAATGGCAAGCATGGTGGTATGGACATAACGCTTCAAAATATTAATGACACTGGATATATCTATATTGGTGGAAATGACACAGTTTCTTCAACAGATTATGGTTTTAGAATTATGCCAAACCACTCAATATCTTTTGAACTTCCAAGTGCCGATGCATTGTATGCAATTGGCTCAACAACAATGAACTTGGCAGTAATGCAGACTGGGCTGGAGAGCCAAAACTAATGGCACGGTTTACACACCCTGGTATTGGTGGAGGTTCTGGAGGAACTGGTCCACAAGGAGATCCAGGACCACAAGGACCACAAGGAGAACCAGGTCCTGCAGGCGCTAATGGTGCAGACGCATTATGGAATTTTGTTGGTGAATATAATAATGGAGCAGATTATAATATTGGCGATGTAGTTACATACGCTGGAGGAACTTATTACAGAGTCGGAGAACCAAATCCAGGATATCCTCCAGGAACTTCATATTGGACAACAATTGCAGAACCAGGTCAAGACGGTGCAGACGGTCAAGATGCAAACTTAGACACTGGAACAACAACAATTAATTCTTATAATCCAGTTTGGAGCGGTACAGATTTAACATATACAGGAACCCCAGCAACTGGATCATATATTAAGATTGGAAATCTTGTTCAAGTTCAAATAGATGTTTTATTTTCAACAGTTACTAATTTTGGAACTGGGCAATATTCTCTTACTATACCATTACCATCTAAATATCATACAGATGTCTATGGCGGATCAATTCATAATATAACAAACCAGGGTATTGATCATTACAGTCTTAAGGGACATTTGTCTCCAGCAAGTTCAACAATGACAGTTTGGAACATTGGTAGTTCTGCACAAGATCAACCATTTGACCATAACTCCCCATTTGTTTTAGAAACTACTGATAGATTCCATATGTCTTTTTCTTATATTTGTGAATAATATGGGATAATAACTCCATGCCAGTTTCTAAATCCATGGACTTTCCAAATAGCAGCAAAAAATCTAGTTATGCTGCACAAGTAGTTCAAACACAAACAACAAATGCAGATGTCTTAATCAACTATGTACCCGTTCCTGGGCCACAGGGGCCTCAAGGACCACAAGGCCTACCTGGACCTCAAGGACCTGCTGGAAAAGACGGCACACCAGGCCCCAAAGGCGAAAGAGGCACACCTGGTAAAGACGGTCTAAGTTCCTTATCTTCGTCTGGACAACAAGCAGGATGGGCAGCATATTTTAACGATAACAGAAAACCAGTAAGTCTTGGTATTGATCGTGGAGAGGATGGCTGGGTAAATGTCTGGGTAGACTCAAAAGGTAGTAATACAAACGAGAAATATCTACCAGAAGGATGCACAAGCCTATGGAATGCAGAACAAAGAATGCTTAATCTGCATGGCTTAAAAATAGGATCGCAAGTAATTGTCACTTATAACTTTGAGTTAACTACTAACTCTAATAATACAGAGGTTTGGATGAGAACATTTTTCCCTAAATCTACCACCGAAATTTCACAGTTTGTAGCATCGTTAAAATACCAATATGTCTACAATATGTACGTAACACAACATTTCTTTATAGAAAATAACTCCATGTGGAGTTCTGGGGCAGTACCTCAAATCAGAACCGATTATGACTCCTCAGTAATAATGAATTCTATATATGTATCTGTGATATAATTAACACGGAGGGATCATGGCATTTCCAGGAACTTATAATATAAACTACTACATAGGTGACACTTATGAGTTTCGTGTATATCCAAAAACAGCAAATGGAGATGCGTATTCTTTATCTCCATTCGTATACGATGATGATAACAATCCAGCAACTGTAGATTTTGATAGTGCTGTTTTTGCTTTTGCAGAAGAACGTGCTTCAGGTGGTCCAACAACACCAAACCCTGCTGGATATCATGAATGTTATGCAAAAATTTCTGACGATAGAACATATGTTACATGTGCAATAAGACCAGATGATGCACAGTATTTAGATCCAACAAAAACATATGTATATGATGTACAAATAAGTAGACACGCTGGCGGTGCAGACTACAAAACAGTTATAACACTAATGACTGGAAACATAACAGTAACGGGTCAGGTAGTAGTTCCTGATAACATAGGATAAAGATGGCAGAGGTAGTTTTAAGTACCGAAGACTTAGTTGTTTTAGGTGGACCAGATACAATAAATGTTGAAGTAGATTTCGGTCCGCAAGGAGATCGTGGCAGTTTAATATTTGTAGGTAATGGAAAACCAAATGTAGTTGATATAGGACAAGATCCTAATATTTTTGATCTTTATGTAAATTTACTTACAACAGATGATGAATATTTAATGTTATATCAGTACGTAGATGTACTTGGAACATTACAATGGCAAACATTAACTAAATTAATTCCTAATACATATGTAACAAATAAAAGTATAGACTTTACAACTCAAAACTATTGTTATATTCCAATTTCAGATATTGTAGATCCATCATATATAGGATCAACAGATGCCTCTAACTTTAGTGTACAGGTTACATTTGCAACATCAGCAGGATACCCAATAGTTAGTTCAATTAAAACAGAAAAGATAGAAGCAAACTTAGTAGATCCAGAAAGATTAAAAATAACATTTTATGCCAAGGAATTTGATGGAACCAACTGGTCAGATATATCTGGATCCAGGACGGCCAACCTTCACATTTCAGTGGTATAATCTAAGGGGTGATTTAGGATGGCAGCAGAAGATATTGGTGGAATTTATACCACTAAGCAACCAGGTTATGACGATACCGCAGATATACAGGCTGCCCTAAAGTTATTTCTATACGGAGCAGAAGGAACCCCACCAGCAACTCTTGCACAAGTAAGTGGCGGTATAGCACAACATTTAAAAAGTATTAGACAAGATCTAACAACCGTAGATGAAAGAGGAATTGGATCAGATTATTTAACCAGTACAGAGATAGAAAATTTAGCATCTCCAACTGATGGCTTTATCGCTATGGATTCAACTTCAACTGGCGGATCAATAATAACAACATATGCAACAGCCTTATACCAAAATGATGCACCTACAGAAAATCTAGTTGATGGAATGGTTTGGGTAGATAAGGATGCATCTCCAAGAAGGGCATATATTTATAATGATGCTACAGATACTTGGGACATTGTTGATAATATTCAAAGCGTCGTAGATGCCTCTGGAGACATTATTTATGGAACTGGAAATGATTTAATTGCTAGATTGCCTATTGGGCTAGAGGGACAACTACTAACAGTGTCGTCTGGTCTACCTTCATGGCAAGATAATCAACAAAAATCATGGGTACAAAAATCATCTGGAACATTATCTGGATCAAGCATTAGCGTATCTGGATTAAATGGAGAAAAATTATTTGTGGTTTTGCATGACTGGAGTCATGATGATGCTACAGATAGTGCAATGCTTTCTATAAACTTTAATAATAACACTGGACCTAACTATATAAATACTGGCGGACTTTTGACAGCAAGCGCATTGCACTCTCCAGCATTTAATGATTCTTCAACTCATGATATAACAATATATGTTGATCTTGCAAACACATCTTCAATTCTTAAGCCAGTATCTACAATTGCAGATAATTCTTCTGGTCAATACTTCGGATATTTTAGAGACACTACTCCAATATCTTCTATACAAATAACACTTTCCCCATTAGGTCAGTTTGACAATGGAACATATCAAGTTTGGAGTTACGAATAATGGCTAAGTCACCTAATATAACAACTAAGATTGTTGAAAATGGCATTGAGCGTAATATGACAAATGAAGAATTTGAATCATATAAGAAAGTAACCCAAGAAGCATCTGTATTAATTCAATCAGAAAAAGATGCTACTGTAGCAAAAGAAATTGCAATTGCTAAACTTGTTGCATTAGGACTAACAGAGTCTGATCTAAGGGCGGTGAAATTTTAATGGCACATATTAGTTCAGATAGCAAAGTTGCATATATGTATGATGCTGCATCCGAAACTTGGTATGCAATCGCTGGCGTTGCCAATACAAATGTTCCTTACACTTGGACTCAAGTACATAACTTTGGCGCAGTAGTAACTGTAAATGATGTTATTCGTGCCAAGGCTGGAGTAAATAGATTTCAAAACCCTAGTTCAAGAAATGCTGTAATTGCATCACCTGTTAAGGGAACTGTTTGTTTTATTGAGCAAACAGATGGCGGAACAGATATTAACCAAGTTCAAATCTATAATGGAACTTCTTGGGTTGGTATGTTGGATACTGCCTATCTTGCTACAAAAACTAATGACTATACTTTAGGTCTTGCAGATGCAGGACAAACATTATTAATTGATTCTGCTACTGATAGAACAATTACAGTTCCACTGAATTCTTCTGTACCGTTCGCTATTGGGCAGAGACTTGATGTAATAAGATTAAATACTGGCAACGTAACTTTTGCTGCCACAGTTGGCGTAACAATTAATAGCAAAAATTCAAACAAGAAAATTGCTGCAAGGTATTCTGGCGCAACTCTTATCAAAACTGATACGAATACCTGGGTCCTTATTGGCGATTTGATGGCGTAGGTCCGTAATGCTAAGTTCATTATGGCCGTTTTTAGCAAAGGGAATGGTAAAGGTCCCACAACTTGTAGGTCTTTTAAAGAACGTAGCAATTACAACAATAACAAACTCAGGGCTTAAGCATGCTGGTGACTCTTCTATAGTTACTTCAGATTCACAACTTGATAATAAGGTTGCTTCTCAAGTTCCAGTAGCAGACACATTAGTTGACTATGATACTGATGTAACCTTTGTTTATTATACTTATGTTGCCCCTCCATTCTTCCCACCAACATTTAGTGTTACACCATTCTTCCCTCCAACGTTCCAGAGTCCTTTCTTCCCACCATCATTTACACCGTTCTTCCCACCATTCTTCCCGCCAACGTTCCAGAGTCCTTTCTTCCCACCTACATTTACTCCATTCTTCCCACCATTCTTCCCACCACCAGTATATAATTACTATGGATACTGTGATTTAGCCAATAACCCTGTTGGTCCTTTCTCAACAACATCGTCCTGTGCTGAAGCATATACTATTCAGGAAAACGCAAATGGATACCCACCAATTGGATGGGTTTGCGGACCAACAGCACAAAGTGGAACTCCAGAATGCAACATTCCTCCATTCTTCCCACCATTCTTCCCACCATTCTTCCCACCATCATTTGTTTCAGGAACAACAACCTATTACTTCTGCTGCGACGATAATACCGTTGGAACAGTTACTGCTTCAAATAGCACAGATGCAACTAATGCTGCAGAAACATTCTGCTTTGGTATAAGTGCATCATTAACTGGATCTGTTACGACTGCAATAATAACATCATGTACTATACCTCCATTCTTCCCACCATTCTTCCCACCATTCTTCCCTCCATTCTTCCCACCATTCTTTAGTTCAGGAACAACAACATACTACTTCTGCTGCGATGATAATACTGTTGGATCTGTTACTGCTGCAAACTCAACAGAGGCAACTAATGCTGCTGAGACTTTCTGTTTCACAATAAGTGCATCATTGACTGGCTCTGTTACAACAACTCCGATAACATCTTGCACCACTCCTCCGTTCTTCCCACCTACATTTACACCGTTCTTCCCACCAACTTTCCAGTCACCATTCTTCCCACCAACCTTCCAGAGTCCTTTCTTCCCACCAACGTTCCAACAGACTACAACAAGTTACTACGGATACTGTGATTTCAATAACAATCCATACGGTCCTTTCTCAACAACATCGTCCTGTGCTGATGCATATGCTGCTCAAGAAAACGCAAACGGATATCCTCCAATTGGATGGGTCTGTGGTCCTACACAAGCATCAGGAACTCCTACATGTACGGTTAATCCATTCTTCCCACCAACATTCCAGGCGCCATTCTTCCCACCAACATTCCAGGCGCCATTCTTCCCACCAACATTCCAGTCACCATTCTTCCCACCAACGTTTAGTGTTACACCATTCTTCCCACCAACATTCCAGTCACCATTCTTCCCACCAACGTTTAGTGTTACACCATTCTTCCCACCAACCTTCCAGAGTCCTTTCTTCCCACCAACATTTACAAGTACTTGTACACTAGAATGCGGAAGCCAAGCAGGCGGTGGGGCAGGATATGACTGTCCACCTTCACTGTACTGTACCTCTACTACATGTGGTAACTGTACATTCTAATTTATAGATTGAAAAAATAAAATGGAAGAAAAAAAGTCACCATTAAAAAGATATATAGAAAATCTTGGTGAAACAAGACCTTGGCATTTATTAAATCCAAGCGTAGAAAAAACAACTATAGAAAATGCAAATAAAAGATATCAAATATGTCTTGGTTGTCCAGAATTAATTCAACTTACAAAACAATGTAAAAAATGTGGATGTTTAATGTATGCGAAAGTTAGTTTAGAAAAATCTTCATGCCCAATTAATAAATGGTAAAAAAAATAGGGCCTGATATAAAAATATTTTATTATCAAGCCCTATTTAATTAATGTGGAAATTTTGCCATTAATTCCCTTGTTCTGGGGGTTATACCTTTCCAGGCACTCCAGTTTTCCCCGCCATTAGACATATGAAATGCAATTTGAGCATTTAGGACGGGATTAAACAAGTCAACATTATGATCTAAGTCATACTTAGTACGACGATCAGGACCAAGCATTCCAAGCATATTTATTTGAAAAATACCATAAGAACTGTCTCCAGTTTCATGGTTGCCATTAAATGCAAAAGGTCGACCATTACTTTCTTTTTTAGCAATAGCCCATGCCTCCTTGAGATTTTGACCTTCAAAACCTACTAGTTTCAGTAGATTTTTTAGATCTTTATCAGATAGAGATGTAGCGTTTTGATATTTTTCTAACTGATCTTCTTTAGCCCTAGAAACACTTTTGGCCACTTGCGTGGCCTCTATAGTCTCT